TGTAACCGCCATCGGGGTAACGGTGAAGTCCACAAGGAAAATTCCTGCCGCCGACATATCCGCATTTATGACCGCTTCAATGTCGCCGTTGGGAATCTCAAAGTCCAACCCCTGTTCAGATTCAACGAAAATTGCCTTGTTTGCGACAACTTCATTGCCATCATAACCCCACTTGGGATTGGACGAATCGCCCACATTCGTACCACCGACATAATCAATCAAATCTTGCACGTTGGCATCCATGATTGAGAATGTCAGGGTCGGGATTTTGCGTGACTTCTTGCGTACTTCCGGGGCTGCCATGCCTTCCTCGAAATGTTCCGTCACGTCCGCCGTTGCCTGTGCAATCTTACAAGTGTTCTTGTAAGTCTTGCCGATTTTGTTTAACTCGGACGGCATTGTTCCATTGGGTGCTGCCGTTCCAACCTTGATTTGGCAAAGACCAAGGGTTATCAAAGATGTTCTTTCTGCCATAACTTTTAATCAATTTGAATGTTCCAATCAATGCGAATGTTAGCAAAGTGTTGTTTGGTGTTCGGCTCATACATGATTGACATTGTGCCGGGTCGCATCTTCAACCCTTTGATGTTCGCACTTCTCACAATCGCCAAGACTTCATCCGTCAAGGCTTTCAAACGTGTGCCGTTTTCTGAAACCTGCATTTTCCCTTTTATCTTCTTGGGGGTGTCCGGCGTATAGATGTTGATGTTTGACGTGCCAATTTGCGGCAAGCTGTCTTGCCCCAAATCAACGGTGTTCACGACAATATCTTCATCAACTGAATTTTCCGGGCGTTCATCACGCACATAGCAACCACCCTTAATGGATGTTTTGCCATTGAGCAATGAAAACAAGATTCCATCCGTGTCAAATGTAGATTTCATTATTCGGCTGCACGTTTAATGTTCGTAATCAGTTTTTCAAGCATTCGGGGCAATTCCCGCTCTGCAAGATGTTCGGCACTTGATAGGACATTGTAACCCTTTGCTTCCACGTAAGCGGCATAATTCATTCCGGCGACCACAACAAGGGCAACACCCTTTGTTTCCTTTCCGACCTTTTCGGCGATTGTCTGACCAGACTTCATGCCCCTTGCCGCTGCTTCGCTTTCCGCACCGCTCGCCGCATCAAATTGGCTATGAATGGCGACACCATCAACAAAAACTTGATACCCGGTGGATGAAGTCAATGCCCCCGTTTGCATCATGTAGCCTTTGTTGTTCCTTGCTTCCGTCAAGCACATTTCGCCAAGCCTTTGCAGCCTTGCGATTTGCTTTTGCTCGACCATATCAAGGAAAGCATCAAACCTTTTCTTGACATCTTCTTTTGTAAAGTTTGCCTTTATAGCCATAGCCTTGAATGAAGTTGTGACGGGTCGAAATTCAAGCATATTCCGGCAATCCTTATGTCCGAACAACCCTTGTCGTTTGCAATTATCACTTTCGCACCTTTGGCAACCATTGGGCAAGTTTTGGGGCATTGGATAACAGATGTTGCCTTTTGGTATTCACCCCCGGCAACCTGAAATTCCGTGCCTTTGCCGTCCGATTCTTCACGGCACATCGAAATGAACTTGCGCGACACTTCACATTCCGTCCAATTGCCGTTTTCATCCTGTATGGATTCCCCAGCTTCTTCGATAAATAGGAAATGCGGATATTGCTTCACGAATGCCATATTACCAAATGTTTGAACGGTTGCGAATCTTGGGGCGTGCGACAAGCACATTTTCTTTGCCCAACTCATTGCACAAGGCGGCATAAAAGAGTTTGACGGCATCCATATTCCATGATATAGAATATCCGCCCTCCGATACGTTTTGGGTCATTCCTTTAAGGATTACGGACATACGGTTATAAACCGCCGTGTCACACGCCCTTACATCCACATCGGATTCCGCTTCAAGACCACCTTTAAGAACGATAATGTCAATATCATCTTCCGAAAGGTTAAGTCCGTTCAATGCTTTGGTCAAATACTCCTTGTTTGTCATACTCCTTTTGTCTTGCAAAGCCGTTAGGATGCTTTTACACATCCCAACGGCGAATGTTAGTTCTTATTCCAAGTTGTCGCATTGGTCTGCATCAACACGCTTCGACCTGAAAGATTCCAAGCCGGGAACAAGTTGGCGATTCCCTCCGTGACTTCCTGAACGGGCGATTCATTGGAATACTTCTTGACCAGCGTATGACCGTGCATTACCTTTTCGGCAACGCTTCCGGGCAACTTCTTTGCGTCAATCGGCTTCTTCCAATAGGTGTTTCCAAGCACCTTGCTTTCAGAGAAAAGAACAACATCATCTTCAAACGGATTTGAAGTAATGCGTGAACCATCGGCAAGTTCAATTGTGATTTCTTGGTCAATCACGATTATCTGCAAGCCACGGTAAAGTTCTTTCTTCTTGGCAAGATATGCGTTCACGGTCGCCAAATCGGGCGCATCCTGCGTTCCCGTTGCATTCTGAATGTAGGATGAACACTTCTTCCAAACTTCTTCCTGTGAAGCGAATTTTTCAAAGGTATCAACATTCATAAATGCGAACTTGTACGTTGCGCCAAACAACTTCTTGCCAAGTTTCATCGCTTTTGGAATGTCCTTGGTAAGCGGTTTTGCGCTTGTGCCGCTCGTGTATGCCGTTTCAACGCCAATCTTCTGTTCCGCCGGAATCAGATAATCAACGTCATATTCGGTAACGACCGCCGCATTGTTGGAATTGGTGAACTTGACCTTTCCAAGCGAAATTTGGCGCAATGCAATCCATTCCGCACGGGCTGCAACGCCATCCCAACAATACTTGGTATCTTCCGCCCAAAACTCGACAAGGGCACGCAAATCGGGATTGCTGCTCGACATTGCGACCATTATGTCGTATTCGGTCAATTCATCTTCGTTCTTTTCTCGTGATATGGCGATTTTTGGTATATCGCCCTGAATGCGTGAAATCGCTTCACGGGTCTTGCGTGAAATTGTCGCACCCCTTGACACAAGGTCGGCGGCAATCTTCAAGCCGGATTGCGCTTCAAGCATCTTCCACGTCAAAGTATTTGTTTCTTTGAGTGGGAAAAGGGTTGGATAATAGTAATCTTTGAGGTCGTAAGTGCGGATTACGGCTTCCATGTCCTTTTCATTCAACCCAACCATCAATGATTTTTGCATATCGGTTTGCTTTTAGGGGTTACACATAAGCGATTGTCTTTAATGCCGACTTGATAGCGGCATTTACTATGGGTGCGGTTGCTTCTCGCACAACGCCGATAACCCATGCACTTACAAACAAGTTGTCGCCATCCTTGACATCTTCATTCGACCCGGCTATTGCAACCGGGGTCACTTTCAATGTCTTGTTTGCTCCACTCGATTCAAACGCACAAGTTCCAGCCTTGACGACCGCACCAAGGGTCGTTCCAACGGTGATAACATCCTTTGCCGGGTCTGACTTGTCAATTGCCGTTATCTGCTGACCATTGCAAGCATCGGTTGCGAACCTGTCACCAACTTTGAAGTGGTGTCCTTTGGCAACCTCATACGTGGTTGCGGTTGCAATCGCTTCCGTCAATATCTGTGCGGTCTTGCAGACTTCAAACAATCCATCAGAACCAACGCCAAGGGGTGTTCCCTCGAACAACCCCGTGCCACCCAAATTTGCGACCTTGACGGTAACGCCACCGGGTATATCTGCAACACGGTGAAGAATACACTTCACAACACGGTTGTCCTTTTTACGGTCAATTCTCAATCCCATTGCTTTGATGAATTAGGTGTTAAACATCTTTGCCCGTGAACACGTTGTTTTCGGGCTTTTGGCTGTTAATGAAATCGGCAACGCCTTTTGAAATACCGCTTTCTTCCTTTTGGGCGAATAGCGGGCTTCCGCCGGAATTGCTCAAATCAATATCAGCCTTGTTTTGATTTGCCGTGGCAATGTCCTTTTCCTTTTCCGCCAAGTATTCGTTGAAGTCATCGTCCGTGTCGAACTTCATGCGGGCAAAGTCTTTCAAGGTTTGGTTCTTGAAATTCTCATCCTTGCAATTCGCCAACTTTTCGTTCAATGATTGAAGCCTTGACTTTGCAATGTTGTCACGCTCATAGCCTGACAACTTTTCTTGAAACGGCTTGACGGCTTCCGCAACGGCTGCTTTGACCACTTCTGAAATATCGTTCGGGTCGGGCTTTGGGTCGCCGGGTTCAACCTTTTTGCCCTTATCCACGAAGTCATACTTCTTTTTCAAGTTCGTTTCAAAGGTTTTGTTGCTGTCGGACACTTCCTTATCCACATCGGCGCGATACTCCTTGACAAATTCGCCCACTTGCGCATCGGTGAGTTTATCCACAAGGGCTTTCGCTTCATCTTCGGTTGCGCATTGTAACGCAAGTGAACGTGCCAATGCTGTCAAACCGTCCTTTCGCACGCCTGAAAACTTTGCAATCAGTAATGCTAAAATTCTTTCTTTCATTCCGATAATCTTTTTATAAGTTCACAAATCATGCGTAAAAGTAATGTGTTTTACTATAATACACCTTAAAACGCATATTGACTTATCCTTGATTTATCCACATTTTGCATTGCAAGTGCATTTTATTGGGGTCGAATGCTTGTTTTATTAAATATAATCATTACTTTTGCGGTGTGTTACTATAAAACACAAGCAACATTAAAAATTACGCAACAATGGAACAATCAATTTTCAACCTGTTTGATGCAATCAATCGTGAGGGCATAACCAATAACATTTGGGGGCTTTGCCAAGACATCGAAAACACAACCGATTATTTCGGTACGTTTGAATCAATTTCGCTACATGGGCAATTCGTGTACGTCTATCGTGAAAAGGATGAATCATTTTCTTTCATCAAAGAATCCAAGTGCGGCAAGCCGACTTATACATTAAGCGTTGCCGAAAATGAATTTATTGACCTTTACCAACTCTAAATCAAGCGGCAATGTTAATCAAGGAAATCAGACAAGCCCTTATCGGCAAAACAATATCATATTTTGATGGTTGGAATGGGTCGTATTCTTATTTCAAAATCGGGTATCTGAAAAAGGACGGCACAAGTGTTCATGTGTTCCCGGAAAAGGGTAAAGGATGGGGCGTATTTATCCCCATTCGCATAATCCCAACACTTATTGAGAAAGGGCAATACAAGGCATCCAATGAAGTTGAACGGTGTTCTTATGAAACAACATGGGAATTGCTATAATCAAAAGTGTTTTACTATAAAACAATGATAATGAACAATCAATTGATTGAACTTGAAAGGAAAGCAATACGATTCATTCGCAACGCTGAAAAACTTGCGTTGCGGATGGATGAAAAGGGTTTCCATGTCGCCTTTTCAGGCGGCAAGGATTCCCAAGTATTGCTTGCACTTGTCGAAATGGCGGGTGTCAAGCATCATGCGGAAATGCAAGTCACAACCGTTGATTCTCCCAATTTGATGAAGTTTGTACGCACCAATTATCCGCAAGTCCGTTTGAACTTGCCCAAACTGAATATGCGCCAACTAATTTTGAAGAAGAAAATGTTGCCGACACGACAAGCAAGGTTTTGTTGTGCGTTCCTAAAAGAACAAGCCGGGGTCGGGTGCTGCACTTGTACGGGCATTCGCCGTTACGAATCAACCAAAAGGGCGAAACGGCATCATGTGGAACTTTTCGGCAACCGCAATGGGTGGGAAATACAAGGTGAACAACTTGTTCAAGAAAACCAAGGCGGCGAACAACTATTTGAAACAGATTGCGACACCAAGATTTATTGCGTGAATGGCAAAGACAAGGTGATTATTTCACCGATATTCGATTGGACGGACAAGAACGTTTGGGATTTCATAAAAGGCAACAATATGCCTTATTGTGATTTGTACGACATGGGCTTTCACCGCATCGGGTGTTTATTTTGCCCTATGGCTTCCGTCAAAGAGAAACGAAAGGAACTTGAAATGTTCCCACGCTTTGCCGAAAAGGTCTATATAAGGGCAATACGTGAACTAATGGAGCAAACCGGGAATTATTCAAATTTTGATTCACCCGAACAAGCCTTTGAATGGTGGATTTCAAATGAAAATGCCGCCGATTGGCTTTCTAATAAACGCAACCAACAAAATCTTTTCAATTATGATAACCGTAAAACTTTCTGAACTCAACAAGATTAGAATGTCCACCAATCCGCCCGAATGTGTTGTGAAAGCGGATTGCAAAGTAATTCTTAACGGAATGGTCAAACAATACATCGGGATTGGATGGATTGACATTGCACCAGCGACCCCCAAAGATTATGAAACAATACCCCAAGTAATAGATTAACATCAATATAATCAAAATGGAAAAGATAAATTTTGAAGCACTCGCAAGCAAATATGGCTTGACGGTGGATTTTGTGAAAGAACTTCACGAAAAGGTCATTGACAAAGAGAATTTCGCCCGTGCGGTACGGATGTTTGCGGTCGGATTGCTGCCTTATGACATGGCGACCGGGAAAGCCCCCATCAATGTTGCAGAATATCGGCACAAGGTCGCCCAAAATATGTGGGCGTTCCGGCGCAAGAAAGCGGAAAACATCAAAGCTGCAATGGAACAACAACGCAAGATTGTTGAGTATTACAACGGATGCAAGGCATTTACATTGAAAAATAAAGCCGTCAAAGACGTTGTTTTCGTCAAGGATGGGCATTTGGTTGCCTTTGCCCATTTTGAGCCGAAACAAGGCGGTATTTACGGCGCAAACAATGAAGTAATGCCCAACTTCCGTTGGCATCCGCACGAATACTTGGCACGGCTGCGCAAGATGAATAAAGCCTTTTATCGGCAAGTCAAGAAAGCGGCGTTTAATTCGCCCCGTGAATGGTTTGATTTTAATTTGAAGTGACATGGAAATTCAACATAACACAATGCCACCAAAGATACATTCTTGCAAGAATGTTCAAGGGAATAAAACGAAATACCCTTGGGCTTCAATGAATGTTGGTGATTCTTTTTTCATAGATTCATATTCATACAAAAAGCAATCCTTGTTGATTCAAAATGCAAAGAGTTGGTGTGATAGAAATTTCCCCGAACGGAAATTTACGACAAGAAAAGAAAATGGCGGTATAAGAGTTTATAGAATAAAATGAATGGTAATACAATATATCACGTGTGTTTTGGCGACAACAACAACCATTATTTCGGTTCTATTACTGCCATATTTGACATATTTACCCCGGCTGAATTAGGTGTGTCAAAGTCCCGGTTGTGGGCATACGGAATTACAGAATCTAAACCATATCGAAACAATAAGTGCATCATTTACCGGGGTATGATTCACCGAAAAAAAACAAATCGCAACAATGGGAAACAAAGAATTTGACTTCAAGTGCTGTTGGACGTGTGTTTGTTGTGTTCTTGATATTGGCATAAACAAATATGTATGTAGCCGCACAAACAAACCTTTGGCGGACAAAAGCCAACGCGGTTTGATATGCAAGCCAACAGAATGTGAAACATGGAAACGATAAATTGAAAGTATATGAGCAAAACAAAGTTTTACAAAAGAAACGAAACGGACACCATTTTTTGGGTTGAAACTGACCGGGTGGGTGAACACTTGTTTACTTTCGACAAAAAGCGAATATTCAACCTTTTTGCGGAATATCCTTGGAAACTATCAGCCAAGGAAAAAGAAATATTTGACAGAGAAAACCCCGAATGGGCAAATTTCTTCAAAGACCGGAAATGACAAAGGCGGGAAACATCCCGCCTTTTGTTTTATTTGATTGTTCCGCTTGTTCCTTTGTTTTGTTCCGATTCCGCCGTATTGATATAACCAACCATTTTGCGAAATCCTGAATCCTTTTGCAGAACTTCAATATCAATCAATAACCCATAATCTTTGCCCCTTGCACTAAAACGCCAACCGAATGTCTTGCCATCAAGCGGTTTCCATCCGTTTGAATATGCGCTTTGCAACTCCAAGTATTCATATTTGCCTTTTGAAACTTGGCGAACAATTGCCGCGTGCCGTCCAATAGCAAGATAGTATTGTTTGCCGATTTCCGTTTGTTTCATCATTTGTATGCCCGTTGCCCATGCTGAATATCCGCCCAATTTGTCGCATATTTGCATAAGATTTGACATCTTACAAAAATAATTAAGGCTTTTGCCACCTCGGAAATCCAAGACATCCATTCCGCCTTTGTTTGCAGCCCATGCAAATGCAAGCGATGCACAAGAACCCGTTGTTCGGTCGCCACCACCAACCCTTGCGATAATGTCACTTTCTGTTGGCTGTTTTTCGTGCATCTTAACTTCACGGTATTCAACCCCGGCTTTTTCGATATTGGCAAACACATCATCAAGTTTTGTCGGTTCTGCTTTCGGTGTACCTTTTGCATCCTGTATTTTATCCAACAAATCTTGCAATGCTTTTTTGTATGATGCTTTTGACATTATCCATTCCCGTTTATCCCCTTTGATTGCGGTGATATTAGCCAACATATCCGCCGTGTCAATCTTGTATTTTTGGGCTTCATTGATAGCGTTGTTTGCATCAGAAATGAAATTCTTATATTCTTTTTCCGCATTCATACACCTTGTTTCCAATTCCGCCATTTGTTTCAAGATATTATTCACATCCGGGTTCTTCATTGCTTCATCAAGAATGTATGTATTCAAGCCCCATTCACTACATTTTGCGCGAATGTCATTATCCGCCATCTGCATTTCTGCCGCTTTCTGTTGAATGGTCGCAATTCGGTTGGGTATTCTTACAATATCCTTTTCGGCAACATACTTGTCAAGCATTTGCAATTGAACGGTCAAGCCCCACTTGCTTGCCAACATCCTTGCTTGGGTGATTTGTGGCATAAGGGCGTTAAGCTGCTGTTGTACCGGGTCAATTTGCTTCTTGGTTTCAAAGTTCAACCCTTTGGATAACTTGCCGTCCGTGAAGTTGTCTTTGATGAAATAAGGCGTGGAACTCCAATTTGCTTGCGCTTCTTCATGTTCCTTGACCCACTCTTTGAAGCCGTCCGGTACATCGACAACGACATTCTTTGCTTCCAAACGCTTGTATTGAGTGCCACGCAATGCCGCTTTGAGGTCGCCCAACTCATTTTCATCAAAGGTTTCTTCATCCATCAGGATTGGCACGGCGTAACACATACATTGCGGGTGCCAGCCCTTGAACTTGAAATGCTTTGGATAACGCCCTTTCAGCTTCTCGCAAATGTCACACTTGCACAAAGGTTCATGGTTTGACCTTTTGACCTCAAACCCCACGACATAATCAAGGCTTTGCCAACGCAAATAATCGCTTTCACGGTATGCCATATTGATTTCAGACCGTGTAAGCCGGGCGGCATTCTTTGCGCTTGACCTGTAAACGCCACGTCCGGGGTGGAATGCCCTTGCAGCCTTTGACAACACTAGGTTGCCCCGCTTGTCACGCACACGGCGGAACAATCGGTTGGGGTCTTTCAGGTTCTGCCGGACATCCCGTGAAAGTTGTGCCGCGCTTCGACCCTCACCCAACCCGGCATCAAGGGCGGCTTCAAGTTGTTCACGGTATTGCCCAACATACTTCCAAATACGTTGTGAAAGGTTCATTCCCTCAACCTTGCGCCCCTGAAAGGTTTTCAAGGCATCCAAATTTTGGTCTTGCATCTTTTTCAATTGCGCCTTGCTCAACTTGGATGTATCAAGTATTGAGGAAATGAAGCCATCATTCTTGCTGCAAGCAAACAACCATTGCTTCTTTGACCCCGTTTCAATGACCGTTGTAATGCGGCTTGCAAGTTGCTTGGTGACACTTTGCATAACCGCCTTGACACTTGGGTAATCATCGAAAGAAAACGGCTTGTCGGGGTCATATTTGCCCTTTGCCGCCGCCCTTGCTATTTCGGCGGTCGCCTTGTCAAACAAAGCATCAACGGCTTGCGTGTATTGCTCCGTTTGCCTGTAATGTGCGGCATCGAATGTCTGCACCGAAAATCGCTTTACTTTCTGCCTTTTAGCCATTGCCCCTTAATTTGAAGTGTTCGCATTGAGGGTCTGACAAGAACTTGCTATATTTCCCCTCTTTGTGGAAAGGGCATTTGCACATGAACAATTCACCTTTCCAATTCCTTTCGTGCCAATCGCATGAATGCGCACAATCCCGGCATTGATATTTTGGCGTTTCAATGACTTTCCTTTTCATCACGCATCCCCTTCAAGTTGTGGTTCACCGATTATGAACGAATTTTCACTTGTCATTTGGTCTTTCAATTTCTGCATGGTCAATTCGACATTGCTTGAAAGTCCGGCTTTCTCGACCGATTCTTCTTGCGATATGACGGGCTTGTTGCCATTAGCCGTAAGCCAATAGTTCAATTCGTCAATCTCACTTGTAAGCATATACGGCACAATTTCGGGTTCAATGGCGATTGTTTCGCAATCCGCTTCCAATGCGTTGTTCATCTTGCCGATATAGGCAAGAATGACATTCACACGCCGTTGCAAATAATCATCGAAGATTTCCCGTTTGTCTTGAACTTTTAGATGGGCATCCATGAAAAGCAACTTCAATGCAATGCCGCTTATAGCCCCAAGCCCCTTGACCGAATCAAACGAAATATCCGGCGTTTGGGTGATTGTATAAATCATCTTCAAAAGGGTTTCAATCTCCAACTTGACGGCTTCCGGGGCTGACTGCCAAGACACATATTGCATGGTTGCACCATCTTCACCCTCAATGACTGCACCGCTTTCGCCTTTCTTTGCCCATCCTTTGATTATGCCCGTTGTGAATATCTTGGGGCTTGCATGATAGTCGTTTGTGTCGGCAAAGTTCGACAACAAGGTTTCCAAACGGTCAATCAGTTTATCCACATCTTCCGTTTCAAACTTGGGTTGGTGTCCGTAAATCACGGGGATTTTGCCTATCGTGATAGGCTTTGGATAGCCCGGTGCGGCTTCATAGCCATTTTCCCCATTAATCCACAACCAATGTTCTTTGTCTGTGAATGTTTCAAAATAATCAACGACATTTTCCCCGGCATCCTTTCGGCTGAAAGACCGTGAAAAGGCTACCATGTCGCCCGTTTCGTCAAAATAGGGGTAAAGGGTATCACCATAAGCGGGCGAAAACAAGGCACAACGCAACTTGTGTTTCGACTTGAAGCCATATTTGGAATTGGGCTTATCTACCGTGTACCAATACTCCGCACATTCCTTGTAACCGAAAATGGAACGACCGATTTTGCGGTTCAAAGAAGTGCTTTTGACATCATACAATATGCGGTTCAAGGCAAAGACAATCGCCGCTTCATTGTCATTGGATGGGGTCGCATTGTAATTGATAGGGTTGCCGAAACAGAAAGACACGGCACGGTTTATTATCAACCTTTGAATGGCAAGGGCGATTCTTGCAACCTTTTCCGTTCTGTAATTGGTACTTTCGCCATCCACCGTGACAATCTTTTGCGCCGATTCCGCTTCATCGTCGGCATCAATCTTTACCCGTTTATCCTTGCGAATAACCGGGTCGTTAATATCATGCAACTTGGGGTTAAGTGCCTTTTCTGCACTCTCCACATCAGGTTGTGGAATGAAACGGCAAGACTTCAATTCCGAAATCACATCATTTGCCGTTGCTTTCTTGAAAATTTCGTCAATTGGCATATCTTTATTGTTTTATAGTGAAACACTTTAATATCCAAAAAGCCCCGCCACATCCGATTTGCGGTGGTTTGCTCTTTTTTCGATTGTTCCCGTCAATGCGTCCGGGGCATCATCATGTTCATTTTGCCCGGCTTTCAAATAGCCGCATATCGCCTTGGCAAATTCAGGGAATAGGGTTTTCCAGCCTTGCGGCATGAATGTAAGGTTCTGCACCATTGCCGAATGTTGGTATATCCTCGTATCTTTGTTTTCGGTTTGGTGAAATGCCGTGAATGCCGTTTTGCCGTTGCCCATAAGTCGGCATTGCTTTTCAACATTGTTCTTGAAAAGGCGACCGCCGTTGTTCGCTTCGACAATGCACAAGGCAACGCCGTGTTTGGTCAGCATCTTTGCAAGTGCGGGTTCTGTGTACTCAACCGGGCGTGTCGTGTAAAGCACATCCACAACATAATTGGCAACATCCGTTTCATCATAGACAATGGCGCACAAATAATCTGCGCCCGTGTCCGCCGTATCGACATAACATTTCCGCTTGACATACTTTGTCGCCGGGCGAATGGTGTATTCAACAAAGCCGCTTTCGTACATAAGTCCGGCACGGGGTTGGGGGTCTTGTTGATACAAGGATTCAAACACTTGGGGATTACGTTTGCGTATCGCTTGCAGCTTCTTTAAGTTGTGTCTTTCTTCCCAAAGTGCTTCACCCTCTTTTCGGGGGTCATACTCTGTCGGCTTGCCCTCTTTGATAGCCTTGTAAACGACAACAACCCACCCATCGGAATTGTCTGTGGGGTCATATACGCCTTGTTGCCGTAACAATGTACCCGCCAAATCATCTTCATGCCATCGTGTAAAGACAATCAGTTGTTGGGATTCATTGTGAAGTCGGGTTTCCGCAACCGTATCGTACCAATCCGACACACTTTCACGGACAATGGGCGACCATGCCGTCTTTGCGTCCTTGTAAATATCATCCATGATAAGAATATCAACGGGTTCACCTGTCAAAGCACCACCGACACCAACCGTCTTGAAGCTGCCCCGGTGTCCTACAATCTCGCATTCATCCGCATTGCGCAACCAAGACCCGGCAATCGTGGTCACATTGGCGGCATTAAGGTTAGTTTCCGGGAATATCTCGTGGTATTCGGGGGTGTCGATTATCCTTTGGATTTCACGGTTGAACTTTCTTGCTTTGGGGGCATTGTAAGACACAATCGCCAACCGTTTTTCAGGGTCATTGCCAAGAAGAAAGGCGGGCAAACGCCTTGTTGAACCCTCGGATTTACCATGTTGGGGCGGCATGAACACCATCAATTTGCGGATTTTGCCTTGCGCAAAGTCTGTCAGAACCTTGTAATATCGGCGGTGAAAGTCCGCCGGGCGGAATGTGGGCATGGTGGCAAGGGTAAAACGCAACAAATCGGAACGGCTTTCACGAATAAGCCGTTCTTTCAATGCCTTACAATACCGTATCTTGTCAGCCCTTTGCGCCATTATTCTAACTTCCTTTGCAATTCCGCAATTTCATTATCCAATTCTTCATCCGACTTGCCCGCAAACAAATCCTTTCCGTCTTTGCCTGTAACCTCGGTTGTCTGTCTGTTTCTCCAATGTTCCGGGTCGCCATTCGTCAAGGTGAATATGATTGCCGCCGTGTCTGCCTGAATGTGCTTCTTGGTGGTCGTTTGTTCCTTGATTATCGGCTTTGGGTTGCCCTTTTCGTCTTTCACCTTGCCTGGAATGGTGACAACCTTTGTTTCGGTCACATCGTAACCCTGTATCTTCTTCAACAATGATTTCTTGGCTTCTTGAACAAAGAATTGCATTCTTTCATCCTTTGCTTGCTCGATTGCATCGGCAAAGTCGGGGTAATCATCCATCCATTGATGGTAAGTTTTCGGGGTGATACCCACTTGGCGGCATATTTCGGCAATGGTGAACGTGTCCGACTTGACAAGCCCGACAATCTTTTCAACTATTTTCTTACCGTATTTCGCCATGTTACGCCTTTTTTAGTCCATTTTTGTCACTTTCATTACTTTATTCTTTCAATTCACACTTAAAGCCCCTTTCTTGTAACTCATTGAATAACAAAGACAACTTGGTTACATCGCCGCATTCAACAATCAACCTTGTATCAATCACCTTTTTGCCGGGGCTTTCTTCTTTATTCTCGTTTTCATCTTGGGCATCCATAGCAATGCCCCAATCTTCCGGGTCAAAATCGAACTTTTCCGCTTCCTGCATTATCAAGTCCGTATCAAAAGAAAGGTTCGCTTTGCTTGTGGCGTTGTCCGCAAGGGCAAGTTCACGCCCCTTTGCCGAATCAAGGTCAATATCTTTTCGCTTGACCGCCACAAGTGAATTGCCGTCAGTTTCAACAATGATAACATTGTCAAAGCCAATGTCGGCGGCTTTTTCGGCTGTCTTGTTCCCAGCGATAATGCGGTTGTTCTTGTCGATAAGGATTGACCGACCAAGCCCAAATTCCCGTAAGGATTTATCCATCAGGTGTTCGCCAAACTCCGTTCCCTTGTTGAAATTCTTATTGTCCGGGATAAGGGTTTCAATACTCGCTTCGATTATTTTAGTAGCCATGACAACACGGAATGGATATTGAACAATACACAAACAATCAAGGCTACCAAAGCCCCGCAAAGCGCACCAATCATGGTGAAGATAAAGTCCATCAATTCAACCGTGCCGTGACCTTTGGAATCCCACCATTCTTTGATTGCTCCGGCAAGGCTTCCGGCTACAAAACCGACCAAAGCCCCAAACAAGATACCTACAACAAGCGCAATGACAAAGCCGACATAAAAATGTTTCCGTTTATCGGGTTGTTTGGCGGCTTCTGCAAGGTTTTCCCATGTTTGAATGATACTTTCCTTTGCCTTTCCCCAAAAAGCCAAAATGCGGGCTTTTAACGGGGCTTTTTCAAAGACCATTTCGCCCGAAACAAAGACGGGCGGTTGTGTTTTCCCCGAAAGGACACCAAGCCACACTTTACCGCCGAATAAAATGTTCATTCGTTCCTTGAAAGTCGGCTTCCAACAAGAAACACATTGTTTGCCGTCATTCCACACGTGCAATGATGAACATTCATTGTCTGACATGGTGGACGGCTTTTGCAATACCTTTGTGGATTGCGGAAAATCAATTGGTTTCATCTGCTTTTGAATTTAGTTTGCAATGCAATTGCAAAATTAAAGGGTGTGTTACTATAACACACCCTTTTGCAAAAAAAGTTAAGCATAAGTTATCCAACTTTTACCTTGATAGGCAAGCCCGAAAACACCCATGCAAGCAAAGCCGCATCACGCCCATCTTGGTTGGTGCGCCCGGTCAAACCTGTAAATGAAGCCAATTCTTCTTGGGTAATCTTTCGGTCTTTGCCTTTCCAACACTTGACCAACGGGGCGTGTTCCAAGACGTTGATTCCGTAATGCTTGCACATTTCGACAATCTTGCGCCCTGTTTCATGGTTCGCCCCGACATCCTTTGCGATTTTTTCCGCTCGGTGTCCTTGCGCTTCATGGAAATTGCTTTTCTTGACCATCCATCCGGCTTCAACAACGACAATCAATGTTTCGCCTTTGTCAATGCCTGTCTTTTTGCAGAATTGCAAGTAATCCATCAATTGCGGAAAAGCCAAGTTCGACACTTCCAATTGCCGTGTTGTCGGTTTGAGGAACGCCACGCCCGATTTTCCTTTGTCGGGGTCAATGGCAATGATGTTATCATATTTGCACCTCATGTCACACGCAATTAAAATGGCAAATCATCATTCGCATTGTCGGATGGTTGGGGTTGTGCTGCCGTTGCGCCTTGCTGTTGGCTGTTGGATTCACCTTTCAGACCGCACAAGGTTACTTCATTCGCATTGACATTGACGGCGATTTGGGTGTTGCCGTGCTTGTCTTGATAGGTCTTTAAGGACAAACGCCCCCGGACAAACACTTTGCATCCCTTTTTCAAGTATTGCGTAAGCCCGCCGCCATCACCATACCAAAGGACGGACACCCACACCGTTGATTCTGTCACAACCCCTTGGGCATCCTTTTTCCTTTCGGAATGGGCGACATTGAATGACACATACTTTTTGCCGCTGAAATCCTTGATTTCGGCATCATTCCCGATATTGCCAATTACTTCACATTGAAACATATACGTTTGTTTTTAAGTTATACAAATACATTCCTTTTGTTATGCAAGTGCATTGCATTTGCTTGTCAATACGCTTTGTTATGCCGGATTGGGCGGCTTTCGTTGTAGCGCATCTTTTGCATAATGTGCCACCACAAGTCTATATCCAAAGACTTTGCCCATTCATTGACATACGCAATACCGAATTGAATGCGCTTTTCAATGCCTATCACGTCACGGGAAAGACCCTTGCACAAGGCAAATGCGTTTTCGGTAAAGCTGAACTTGTCGAATGCCCGGTAATATCGGCAAGGCTTCATTTTCTCGAAGTCAATTCCCAATGCCCCGGCAAGGTCGAAAAGGCGAATGGCGACATCCGCCATTTCATCTTCAACGGTGTTCTTTACTATTGCTTCAAACGCATCTTCAAATGCTTTGCCTTTCCCCATGTCCTGTTTGATAATCAGCTTTGCGCCGACCCCTGCTTTGTTACGCTTGCGGTCAGCTTCCACCATTTCGGCGATTTCGGTAATCACAAGCATCAAACAATGTTCGTTGCTTCTTTTTTCATCCCAAAAGCCATGTTTTACGGCATTGGAATGCACTTTTTCGGTCAAATCGTTGTAAGTCATTTCTTGAAGTTTTATATGTTAATAATACCCGGTCAAAACAATTTTGGCGTGAAATGCGATAAGACTTGTTCTTTTGCCGCCTTGTAAAAGTCTTTCTTAATTTCAAATCCATAACCCTTTCTTTGTAGGTTTGCCGCCGCCAACAATGTTGTTCCACTTCCGGCGCAAGGGTCAATAACCACATCGCCGGGGTCTGTGAATATGCGAATCAACCGTTCAAGCAATGGGACGGGCTTTTGGGTCGGATGCACTTTGGGTGTTTCGTTATCCCTTATCCAATCAAAGCAATTAAAAACCATCCTGCCATCATTATTGAATTTGGGTAATTTGTCACGGTACAACAACACCCCATATTCGCAATTGCCAACGATTTTCATGTTCGCTTTCAGAACTTGCGCGGAAAAGTTCTTTCGGAACACAAGATTGATATAATGATTAAATCCATATCGCTTGCCAAGTTCTATGTATTTGAATTGTTGTTCAAACTCACAAAAAACTATCATGCAAGGGGCTTTCCCCGGCTGTTTAGGCTCTTTTATAAGCATTTGCGAACAAAAGTGCATAAATTCAGCCGGGCGAAAATCCTTATCCGTGTCGAAAAACTCTTTTCCCGCCTTTTCCGATTCTCCGTTTTTGTTATCCCCATCAACATACCATGCCGGATTGCTTGCATAAGCATTCACGCCCAAGTTATATGGCGGGTCGGCAATGATTAGTTGCGCCTTGGGGATTCCATAAACTTTGAAGTTTTGGAAATGGTCGTTGAATAGTTCTATATTTTTCATTGCTTGTTAGTTACAATGTCAAACACCGCCTTTGTCAAGTTTATGTCATATAAGGCATTGTGCAATGATTCACTTTCGACATCAACGCCAAGCGTTTTGGCGACCGTGGATAACTTGAAATTCTCCATGTCAGGGCGGCGGGTCGCAAGGTATGCGGATGCAAGCACCATCACATCAATTGTGTTCGACCAAAACCAAGAACCAAAGTATTGGTCGCCGTTCTGCAAGAAGAATCCACGCAAAAATTGATTGTCGAAAGCCGCGTTGTTGTAGCCGACCAAAAAGAACTTGTCTTTCTTATTGTACTTATCAACGTACTTGCCAAGCATCGCGACAAATTCCGAATACACCTGTCGCATTGGCGGGTATGCCAACACTTGTTCACGTGTCACCCCGGCGACTTTCAAGGCTTCTTCTTCGATTATCGCCTTGGGGTTGGGCTGAACGTGAAAATCAAATTGTTCTTTGGAAACCCCATCAATCACGATTTCACCCGATATTTGATGGATTCCGTTCTTGCCGGGATTTACCCCGGTCGTTTCAAGGTCAAAAAATAGAAGTTTCATTTTCTGCTTTTGTTTTATAGTGAAACATTATTTGCTAAATCTTCGATAACCATTGTTCCCAAATGCGGCTTGCGACTTGTGCCATCATCACGGGTGGCACGGACATTCCGCACACATAATGGGGTGACTGACCGCCGAAATTGTAGTCTTGCGGAAAGGATGAAATGCAACACACTTCACTTTTGGCAAGGAACTTGGGTTGCACAAAGTGAATCAAGCATGATTCCTTGCTTGCAAGTGTCGGGCATATCTTGTCCGGGTACACATAAGCCTGATTGAAGTTCGACCCTTTGCCGAACAACCTTTCATTCGCATCACCTTGGTTGCTGTCACCATCCTTGCGGTTATCCCACAAAAGGCGCATCACCCTTGAATTGATTTCGCGCCCTGAATAGTCGGCGACTTCACCAAACATTATTGGCGGCTCGTTGAAATCAAGGTCTAATTTCGGCACTTCGTTGAAAAGGTCTTGCATCACCAAGAACGGGGCGGCAAGGTCTTTCCGCAAACAGACAAAGAACACACGTTCACGCCTTTGCGGAACACCCATCTTTTGAGCGTCAAGCAACCAATGTTGGCAATAATACCCGGCATCCTCGAAGCCCTCATATATCCGCCTTACATACTCCTTGGCTTCACCAAGCAACAACCCCTTGACATTTTCGGCAACAACGACCTTTGGTTGCAGCTTCTTTGCAAGGTCTATGAAGTCGAAAAATAAGGTGTCAAGCACTTGCGCCGCCTGACCCTCTCGAAAGTGCTTCATCTTGCCCCATGCTTCTTCACGGCTTCCGGCGACCGAAAACGTGGAACAAGGCGGCGACCCGTCCAGCACGTCAAGGTTGTACAATTCGGGCGGCAAGTCCTGTCTATCCTTGAATGTCTGTATCGGTTCAAGGAAAGGAAACTTGGGGTTGTGATTCTGACAATATGCGTACATCATACGGTGGTCTATTTCATTACACCCGATTACATCAAACCCGGCAAGTTTGTAACCCATCGAACTGCCCCCCCCCCACAAGCGAAACATGAAAAGACCACCCCTTTATCCTTGGTAAAACGGGCATCTTTCAAAGTCCAACGGTAATCGAATTTATGCGCTTTCATTAGTTCTATTCAATATATTGTTTACTCTTGTTGCCAATTCACGGAATTGTGGGTTATACTTGAAATCATCTTCGTATTTCTTCAACAAGTGAAGCATCGAAGAATGGTCACGGTGAACGTATTTCGCAATCTGTATCAACTTCATTTTGCGCTTGCGACAATGATATACGAATATCATTCGGGCAAATACCCCCTCACGCTTGCGCGACTTGGTGATATACTGATTGAAGCGTAACCCGGTCACTTCGTGGATTGCGTTTTGAATGCGCATGACTGCTTTGTATTCATCATTTAGAATGATTATGTTTGATTCAAACAATACGTCCTTGCCCGTGCGGTTGGCGAAATCAAATTCTATTGAAGCCCCGGTTGAAGTAGTCCAATTATCCATCATGTAGATTGCATCACACAAATGCAACATTTCAATGTCCTTGCACAAGTGTTTTATCCATTCTTCATGGGCTGCAAGACCATTCTTCAAGGGGTTAATCACTTCAAAGCCAAGTTCCGTCAATAAGGCTTCCGCATCTTCAAACCTTTGTTCGGCTTCCTTATATGGCAAGCCACTTATCTTTCCTGATATGTATATCCTCATGGCTGCAAGTTCTTTTGGTTGTTATGCAAAAACTTATTCACGAAATACACTTGACCCTTGCCCGTTACTTTGGTCGTGTTGGAAATAAGGGTGTCGCCGTTAGGCTTCTGAATGGTCGTTTTCTTGATTTCAAACAAGCCCATTTCCATTGCCTTTTGGGTCGGTTGATTGTATCTTTCACCGTGTTGGCACAAATAGCCGTTATCGCGCATCCATTGAAAAAGCCGCTTTTCGCCCGTCTGAACCCCGTTTTGGCATATTATCTTGGCAAGTTCGCCGATAAGCACGGATTGTTTCGCGGTTTCAACCGCTTGTGAGAATAAGACACGGGGTGCATCAGCTTCAATCTGCTTTTGCTGCCGCTCGATTTGTTCCGCCTGTGCCGCTGCAAGGCGTAATGCTTCCGCGAATGATTGAGGTATCGCCGGGGTGGTGGTCGGTTGCATTGCTTGCCTGACAACCTTTTCCATCGCGTTGAATTGCTCAATGAATGCAACCTTGAATTGCATTGCTTTTGCACCTGTCAAACCCATTGCAAGCAAGGAAAAGCCGTCACGGGTCATTATGAACATCGGTTGTGTTTGCCCCCGCATATCAACATACGTTGTTTCAAAGAACCAATTTTTCGCGGCTAAATTTTGAGCCGCCAAATTCCTAATGGCTTTCAACACATTCTTGTGTTGCTTGTCAAACACTTGTGACACCTTCAAAGAATCGGTCACGGGTGTTCCTTTTTCGGTCTTATAGACCGCATCTTGTTGAATGATAATACCGTCCATTTTTATAAAGTTATTAGTTAATTATTCCGCATCATCATCAAAGAAACCTTGGTTTTCATCCAAGAAAGCGTCCAACGCATCATCACAATATAAGCCCTCGCAAAGACTATCGCAACGGTGGTCGATTTCGCCGCTTTTCCACGGGCAATAATCACATAAATCATCACCCAATGCCTGTTTCAATTCTTCATTTGCCATCTGCTTCAAGTTCTATTTTTGCAATCGCTTTAAGTTCTTGAAGTCGCTTTTTCAAGACTTCAACTTGTTCATCCATCACCTGAATGGCAATTTCGGGCGAAATGTTGAAAATGCGCATTGATGAACATATACCGTCAGGAACACCCAATTGCATTCCCTTTCCATATTTGCCGAAACTTGTTTCATTTTCAGCAATGGGGCGCGGGTCTTTCGCCGCACGTTCACGCGCTTTTTCGACTTCCTCGCACATATCGGACTTGATTTTTCCGATTTCTTCAATCTGTTGGTGGCAATTGTAAATTTGCCTTGCTGTTTCTTTCGTAATCATAGCTGTTAAATTTTACGTCTGTCTTTTCCTTTGATTTCAAAATAATTGCACATTTCACGAAGTCGGCTTGCCACACGGTCGCCATACCTGTTTGAAAGTGCTTCACCGTTGATTTTAAGATTTGAGGTGATAAGGGTTAATTCGTCGGTCTTGTCGCCCCGGTATTCAAGCACGTTCCGCAACACGTCAAGACGGTTGCCCATGTACATTGATTCTTGCGGCTCGCTGCCTAAATCCTGAATGCCAAGAATGCCTTGCGATTTGTACCTTTGAATGTTCCCATCCTCAATGAACTTGTCGCATATCTCATCAGCCCGGAACGTCACCCACCACAAAGGGCGTGTCGTGTTGTTGTCTTTCTCCATTGACACCCGGAAACCCCATGCGGCACTATATGCAAGCATGATTTCAAGACACCATGACTTGCCCGAACCCGTGTTTCCGGCAATGTAGATACCGCGTTTCAAATGCCCCGGAACAACTTGCCTTGTGTCAGGGTCAAGACATTGCATTGACGTGTCGCAATGACACCATTTGATGAAGTTTTCGTAAGTGAAGCGGTTTTCATCGTCAATCACGAACTTTGGATTCCGGCTTTTGCCGATTGCTTCAACAATCTTCAATGCTTCTTCGACATCATATTGCAAGTATTGGTAACGGGTAATGCCGACAAACAACCCACGTTGCTTCACGGCTTCCAAAATGCGACCGACACTTGGCATCTGCACTTTCACGGTCTTTTGCTTGCCGTCCTTGTCTGTTATGGTTTCTTTTACGTCCATTCGTCATTGCACTTTTTGGTTACACTTGCTTTTCTTGCCGGGCGCATATTGTCACGCTTTGACCATGTGACAACCGCCATCCGCCAATCTTTCATCTTATTTTTGCCAATCATCCAATCTTTGCTTTGATAGAACGCAATGAATGCTTCCGCATCAACCGAATATCCCTTTTCTTGAATGTAGGATTGTACTTCTTCAATAGTAGGGGGGCAAAACCGTTTGACGGTTTTTGCTTTTTCCCTCTCTATATTATTAGATTCTTTACTTTCCTTTTCTTTACTTTTCTTTTCTTTGGATATATCTTGCATTGCATTTGCATCCGTTTTGCATTGCGTTTGCTGATTTTGCATTGATTGCCAACGCTTTATGGCGGCAAGTTTTCTTGATTCCGAAATGGTTTTGCGCTTTTCAAGACGTGCATTTACTGACTTTGACCAAAACTTTTCGCCATCATTTTGGAACAAATCGAAGTCTTGCACTACACTTTCAACAACCTTGCTTTCCACGTGCAATGCAAATGCAATGCTTTTGCACGACTTCAAGGGCAAGAACCCGTCTTGTTCATATAGTTGCTCGACAATGCACCAAAATACACCGATACCCGCCGCACCGTGTTCAATCAACACGTCTTGCAATTTTGGGTCATTCCGGGCATTGTAATCATGTTGGAAATAATACACTTCTTTCATCGCTTGACGTGTTTTTGTGATTCACCGATACCGAACAACGCAAAGTCATATTTACACGGGTCTTGGGGGTCGAAAGCCGCCAAATTCCGGGTCAGTTCCTCAACGGTCTTACGGTCGTTGCCTTGGCGTGTAATCAAGCCCAATTCACGCCCCACACGGGCGACATGAACATCAAGGGGCATCATCAATTGACTTGGCTTCAAGTTATGCCAAACGCCCAAATCAACAATTCCATCTTGACGGCACAACCAACGCAACATAAGATTCAGTCTTTTGCAAGGTGAACCGCCCTTGTGCCTGTTGGGTGTCGGGTCAGATATATGCTTTGAGTATTCACCGCCATTCGCTTGTGCGAACAATTCACGCAATCTTGAAAAACCATCCCAAACGGTTAAGTCACCTTGTCCGAAAGCGATTGCCAAAGTGTTGCTTGTCAGATACACAAATTGCAAGCCCCGACACATATACGCCAAATCACGACCAAAAAATGTGCGGTGAATGTTGCATTTCGGGTCTATGTGTTGCCAACTTCCGTGCATCACAAAATTATAAGGCTTGCCATCCATAATGTCAAACAACATCTTTCGGCAACCGTTCATTATCTGTTTTCTATTGCCCCAAGCAATTGTCGAAGCAAGAAAAGCGGCAATTTCAATATCTTGTTTGGATTTACCCAAGAAACAACGTGGAAATGCCACCGGGTCATTCTCCATGAATGCCGTTGTGTTATACCTTGCCACAAGGGATTCCAATGTTATTTTCAAATCATTCATTGTTGCGATATTAAAGCCCCCGACCCGACAAGCAAGCCGGGGGCATTTTGTTAAACTTCAATGATTGCGATTTCCGGCGCAATCTCCCTTATTTGCTCCAATTGTTCATCAATAACCTTGTCACGCAAATCTTCAAGCGTTACTTGTGCGCCCGGCGACAACAACACAAAGGCGACTTCACGCCCGTTCACCTGTGCGAATGTTTCCACCTCTATTGTTTCGGGCTGCATACCCTTGAAGATGGGCATTTGGATGGTGAATGATTCCGGCAAGTTGGAATTGACCACTTGGGCGAAATTGTCCGTGCGGTTGCCGTTTTCCTTGACCGCCCTTTCAATCTTGTTATTCACATCGGCGGTGAAGTTCATCAGGCTTGAAACCAGCTTCATGTTTTCGTTGCGGTCGGCAAAGAATGCCCGGTTCATCTTGATAAACAAGCCAAGTTCCGTGGGTGTCCAGACTTTGCCGCCGTTAATGCCAAATTCAATGAACTTGGGGTTGTAACTCAATTTGCCCGTTATTTCACCACGCCTGTATTCATCCGCTTCATTCGTTATCAAGGTGATTTCGATTGATTCACGGTTTACAAGCACAAGGCAATCTTTTTGTTCAAATTGCCCGGTGTTAATTCTCTTTTTGAGGTATTCAACGACCGCCCCGATAACACCTTTCAAGTTAGTTTTAACGGGTGCTTTGGGTTCAAGTTCTTTCGCTGCTGCACCCTCACGAATGACAAGTTCCGCTTTGCTCATTCCGGGCGCAAGGTTGATTTGCAATTTTTCGTTGTCCATAATTCAAAAATTTAGATGTTAATTGTCCGTTCCTGTTGGTTGATTGAGGTTGCGAACCACGCCAAAGATGGTCGGTTGCAGTTCATCGGCGGTCGCTGGGCGGCTCTCAACCAATTTGCCGTCCTTGTTGTAGTACCCGGTTTCCTTTGTTTCTTGGTCGGTGAACCTGTAACATATTTCGGTCACATATTCCGCCTTTGCCTTGATATTGGAAACCATCTGTTTGCGCTGTTCCTGCAAGGGCTTCAACTTGCCCTTGAAAATCTCCATCGCTTCTTTCTTCTCGTTTTCAAGTTCTTCAATCTCAATCGACACGTTGGCAAGTTTTTCTTTATGCCCTTGCAATTCTTCCGGGCTGTATGGCTTCATGTAGCCCTTTTGTTCGCAACCATCGCAATTGTCTTTCAAGAATGCTTCACGTTGAATCGGGTTCTTGTATTCTTGCCCAAGTTCTTTATCCATATCTTATCCGTTTTACTATGAAACACCTATCATTTGAAAAGGAACACTTCGTTGTACAAGTCGGCGAACATTTCACCGAATTGGCGGGCGCGATTTACGGTCTTGAAGCAAAGCCGAGAACCGATAGACGCATGCGTAATCGTAGCCGATATTATTCGTATTCGCAAACACGAACCCCGCAGCATCCCGGTCATATACAAACCAAGGGTAATACTTGTATTGGTTGGTGTTGCTGAAATCCGGCACGAAATCATCCGCCTTGTTCCATGCTTCCGCAATGGTGAACAACTTGTTCAATGCGGCAAGTGCTTTGAGGTGTCGCGGGTTCATTTCATCAACCAAGTGGGCAACGCCGGACAAATCCAAGCAATTGTTCGATTGCAGCTTCTTTGTTACGTTAAAATCCGCATTCGGCTTGCCGCCAAGATACTTCCGGGCTTCCTCATAGTTGGTCACAAGCTCGTTGATTTCCTTATCCTCGATTTCATCAAGGGTGAAATCAAACGGGGTCAAATACCCCTCATCGTCCGAATCCAAATCTTCGTTGTTGTCCTCAATGTAACCGTCCATCACATCAACGGCTTCAACCTTTGAATCAAACTTTCCAATGGCTTTTTCAATGCCTTTTTGTCTTAAAAGAAACTTCTTCATACTCTGAAAATTAAAATGGTGATTTATTGAAATTTGAAATTGTCATTCCACTTTCCGCAATGTGGATGGTCTTGCCCGTTGCTTCTTCAATTCCTTGCTTGAACTCCTTTGCATTCGCATTGCCATCCGAAAGGTGTATCAAGACAATGTTGTTCACGCCTGACAAGTCGTTTGCAAGCAATGTTTCCCGGCAAGTGTCAAAGCTGCAATGGCTTTTCATAGTCCTTTCCCGTAATGCCATCGGCAATTTGCCCGCTTCAACATTGGCATCCAATATGTCTTGACGGTAATTGCATTCAATCAAGATGTTGTTCAATCCCTGAAAGGTGTAATGCAAGTAATATGTATCAGTCGCGAACAAGACCAAGCCGCATTCATTGTGGTAAATCAAGAATCCGAAAGGCTCTTTGGCATCATGTTGGGTTGCGAATGGCTGAACCTTGAAATTGCCGATTTTGTACATTTTCAATTCATCCATCACCCGGACAAGCCGGGTTTGCGGCAAATGCAATGCGTCTTTCGTACCTTGTGACATATAGCACGGAATTTGCGCTTCAAGGCACTTTCCGGCGTGTTTGGCGTGGTCGCCATGCTCGTGCGATATGATTACACCAGCAATGCGGGAAATGCCGAAATTGACCGCCTTTTGCACGTCCTTGAACGGAATGCCGCATTCTATCATCAAGCAATCATCGCCATTGTCAAGCAAGTAACAATTGCCCTTTGAACTTGAACCCAAAATTTTCAATTCCATAGCCTTTCGGATTTTGATTGTTAGAAACCGGGTTGGGGTTGTGGTGTCGGTGCTTGTGCCGCTTCCTCTTTTGGCGTTTCGGCATTGGCATCATGCACCGCTTTGATTTCGCCCGTTTCCGGGTCAATCATTGTCGCCGTGGTCTTGTCGTTACCTTGCGCCAAATCCACACCGATTTGCACTTTGTTGGCGTTGTCGTGCTTTTCGGCTTCAACTTCCGCCCCGACTTCTTGATAATCCACATCCATTATGTCTTGGTATTCCTCAACGGTACGCATCCCCATTGACAATTCAGGGGCATAAGCACTTGTCCAGAATGAAGCCGCACGATACATAAGCATCTGTTTGGTCATGGTCTGCCATTTTGAACCGTTCTTGGTGAACCAACCCTCTTGGATTGCAAGGCGGATTGATACGGGCGAACTTTCCAAAACTTCATCCGAACCCTTTGCGCTCGTGTATGCGACACACTCAATATCCATCATCTTGCGTCCGTCAAATTGCTTGGTCGCGGCTTCATTCTTGTAATAGCCCCGTCCATTCTGACCGTTCACCCATACTTTCGTGTACTCGACATAATCCACCATGCCAAGCATACCTTTTTCGGTGAAGCGGTACTTCAAGGGCTTGAAGCGTCCGCAAGTATTCACGGTGGCGACAAGGAATTTTGACGACCAAGACGGCTTGCCATAAATCGGCACCATGTTTTGCATGACCATCAATGGGCTTGCGCCGATACGTTGGGCAATCTCAATGGCAATCATGCAATTTGCCATCGCCTTTTCGATTGGGTTTTTATCCGTCACTTTGTACATATCCGGCACAAGTTCCGAACTTGCGAACAACTTGCAAACACGCTGCATGGTGTCGAATTGCACCGGGTCAAAGAAGTTGAACCCGACTTGTACGGGGGCGGCAACCGTCAATACTTGCCCCTGCTTTTCTGTTTTCTGAATTTCGTTCATGATTCAATCTTTTACTTGTTAATGATTACGATTGCCCCCCAATACTTTTTCAATAAGGCTATTTAGGGCGGCTTCTTTCATGCCAGCCATTAGAAATGACTTGCCGTGTTCCTGTGAAGCAAATCCGGCAATCGCTTCCACCACCTTTCCACCATTGCCAAGCACGGAAATGATTTGCTTTGTGCCATTTTCACTTTCCACCGATTCGGCGGCAAGGATAACAAGACCACGTTTGACACCCTCTTTCTTTTCTGTCATTGTTGTCATTTCATGTGCGAATGCTTCCACCTTTGAAAGAAATTCGCTTTTTTCAATTTTCTTTTCCATTGTTGCGTTGTTATTTAATTGTTAAAAAATTGTCCTTGTTTACAACAAGATTGATAATCTGACTTTCAGTTTCGATAATGTCATTGACCGATTCACGGTTATCAATGAATATCGGTGCGCACACGCCATAAAAGCGGCATAATGTGTTGATTATGTCAAGCCCGGCATTCATTTGTCCTGCCGTGTTCGCACTTGGGTATGGAACGCCATTGACCAAAGGAATGCACGTTTCAACGGGGTTGTTGTCAATGGTGAAGTCAAACAAGCGGAAAGACACATATTTGAACATCCCGTTTATCCGGCTTTCGCATTCATCAATCTTGGTCTTTGTGAATTGCTCAACCGTGTATTCCTGTTTTTCGACATCGGCGATTTGTTGGGCAAGGTCTTTGCCTTTCTTTTCAAGGCTTGCGATTTCATCTTCATAACGCTTGATTGCATCACGGTTGGCAAGCCTTTTATTGAGGTCGTCACGGGTCTTGTTCAACTCCGACTTCCTTTCCTGTGCCTTGCTCGTGTCGGTGGAACTTGCCTTTTCGGTGCTTATGGTCGCTTCAATCTCTTTGATTTTTGCTTGCTTTTCGACCCATTCCGGGATTGATTCAGGCACAACGGCGGCGGCATCAACA